TAAATCTCCATATATTCAAGGAGTATCAACAATAGGAGATAACTGTGTTGGTATGAAAATTGACGGAGCACTACACGGAGGCGGAAACAGATCAATCGTTGCTAATGACTTTACACAAGTATTGAGTGATGGTATTGGCTACTGGGCAACTAACTTAGGTAGATCAGAGCTAGTTTCTGTGTTTACATATTACGCACACATAGGTTATCTAGCTGAAAACGGCGGTATAATGAGAGCAACTAACGGAAATAACTCTTACGGAGATTTTGGATCAGTTGCTGAAGGTTATGATACAACAGAAACTCCACAAACCGTTACAGTGAACAACAGGACCGGCGAAGCCGCAGTTGAAGATCTACTTGTAGGTAACACAAATGTTTTAGCACTTGCATATAACAACAATGGACAAACTTATACAAGTGCAACAGCGTCAGTGACCCAAGCAAACGGTACTGGTCTTGACATGAGATGGAAAGAAACTAGAAACGGTGCAATTGATAGAATTATATTAGATCTTCCACCAAATGATGCAAGTACCAACATAGGTGGTAGAGGATATAAATTTGCATCCAATAATGCACAAGGTGGAGACACAGATCAAATTACACTCGCGGCATCGGAGGCAAGAACAGCGGCACAAATGAATGGTTTGAGAGTGTATCTAAAAGGTGGAACAGGATCAGGACAGTATGGTTACATTTGGAATTACAATCCAGCTTCAAAAGTTGCTATGATTTACAGAGAAAGTGATCAACAGCCGGGTTGGGATAATATTGTTCCAGGTAAGGTATCAGCAACTGTGCTTGATGCTACAACAGAATATGAATTTGAACCAAGAGTAAGTTTCTCAGATCCACCATACGCACAAACTAACAACTCTTTGGCGGCAGGTGCAAGTGATATAGGTTACTCAAGCGGTACAGGACATTTTTACTATGCAGTTACAGGAACATCAAACTGGTGGGTATCAACCGATGGTTCACTTTGGACAGAAAGAAATACATCTGCTTCATTAGGAAGTAGACAATGGACACATTTCAGTAAAGATGGAATGTTGATTGCAGGCGTGGCAAATAACGATGCAATTATGGGATTCTCAAATGATGGTATTGTTTGGGACACATCAAATATAGGCACAGCTCATCCTTGGACAGGAGTACAATTAGGTGGCTCAGATGGTAAAACTATTATGGCAGTCGCTGATGGTACAGCAAATATTTACAAAGCAACCTTGACAACAGACGGAACATCAACTGTTGTTCCTTCAAGTTGGTCAAACACCGCGGGTGCATCAACTGATATAGTAGGAATTGCCTACGGTGCAGGCAAATGGATTGCAATAGGTAAAACAGGAACAACCAGTGTATCAACAGATAATGGTGCAACTTGGTCATCAGGGGCGGCAGTAACTCTAGACGGAACTGAAGAATACAGTGACATAGTGTTTGGAAATAACTGTTGGGTTGCGTCTTTGGACAATGCAGATAGAATAATTTATAGTGCTGATGGAAGCACTTGGTATGATTCAGGACTAGTTGGAGACTCAGGTAGAGAAGACTGGAAAGTCGCTTATACTCAAGGCGTGTTCCTTGCAGTAAGTTCAACAGGAACTACTTTACAATCTGACAACGGCTATGTTTGGAAAATAAAAGGAACAACAGGTAACCTGACAACTATTACAGGTGGTTTGAAAAATAATATGCCAGCATTTGTTGGAAGGAATAACACAACAACTGGAAATATCATTACAACAGGAGCAAGACCAGTTGGTAGAGTTGAGATTGCAAATGGCAAGATAGATAAATTTAAATTATATGATCCTGGTAGTGGATATGCTGTTGCACCTACAGTCACAGTTTATGATCCTGAAGAATATGGAGAGCCATACTATACTGTTTCAATTAAAAATGGTGTGTTACCTCAACCAATATTCTATAACAGAGGTACAGGATATCAAAGTGCCTTGATTGCACTTACTGGTGATGGATTTGCAGAAGAACTGCAAATAGGTAACCAAATGAAAGTCTCAGGTGTAGATGCTATACCAGGTCCTGGAGCAAACTTTAGAATTTCAGGACAAGATAATGTAATTTACAGAGTTGTAAAAGTTATAGCTACAAGTGGTACAGCACCTAACATTGAAATGACATTCCAGATATCACCGTTACTGACAAGAGCAACTGCTCCTGCACATGGAACATCAGCTACTATAAGAGAGCGATATAGCCAGTGTAGATTGACTGGACATGATTTCCTAGACATAGGTACAGGTAACTTTACAAATACAAATTATCCTGGATTGTATGTATTTGGACAAGAATTAGCTAACGAAACTGAACAAGCAAATGAAGTAGTAGAATCAAATGGTGGTAGAGTATTTTACACAAGTACAGACCAAGACGGTAACTATAGAGTTGGTGAACTATTTAGAGTTAGCCAAGCACAAGGTGGTGTTACTCTAAGTGCTGACTTCTTTGACTTAACAGGATTAAGTGAATTAAGATTAGGCGGTATAAGTTTAGGCGGATCACAAGCAACAATTAATGAATTTTCAACAGAAAATACTTTTGTTGCATCATCAAACAGTATTATACCAACACAAAAAGCACTCAAATCCTATATTGAGAACAGATTTACGGGTGGTGGTGCAAATCTATTTACAAACGAACTTACAACTGGACAAATTAAGCTGTCTGGAACAACAATTTCCAACACAGCTGGATCTAATGTTCCAGATGCAATGACAACAGTAAACCCACAATTTATTGTAAATGGACCACTGGGCGGTGGGTTAGCGGCCCTAAATATGTTCTTCTCAGGCAGAACTGAACGAGATGAGTTTAACGGATAAAGATAAATATGTATAATACCAAGAACGGAGCAAACAATGGCAGAATTTAAATTAGGTAGAATTAGATTTATATGGAAAGATAACTGGGCGGCTTCTACGGCTTATCTAAAAGATGACGTTATTAGATATGGTGGTAGAACTTACGTTTGTGTTACTGGACATACTTCAACATCTAACTTCTATACGGATGTTTCTAATTGGAACAATTTCAGTGATGGTACACAATGGAAGTCGGATTGGTCACAATCAACTTTTTATAAAATAAATGACATTGTGAGATACGGTGGTATCATTTACCTATGTAAAACTGGACATACAGCACAATCAACACTAGAAGCTGACCAATCTAAATGGGATCAGTTTGCTACATCAATTGACTGGAAAGATAATTGGGTAGCAGGAACAGTTTACAAAGCAAACGACTTGGTAAAATATGGTGGAAACATTTACATTTGTAACACTGGTCATACTGCCGCGGCCACTAATGCACTTGGACTTGAAAACGATATTTTAAAATGGGATTTATTTTCAGAAGGTCAAGATTGGAAAACTAATTGGGCAATCAATACAAGATACAAAGTTAATGACATTGTAAAATATGGCGGAACGCTTTATGTTTGTAACACAGGGCATACTTCAAATGCAACTGCGGCAAACGGTCTTGAAGCTGACCAAGCCAAGTGGGATTACTTTAATAAAGGTATTGAATACTTAGGTGAATGGGTAAATGCTTACAGATATAAAATTAATGATGTTGTACTTTACGGTGCGACACTTTGGATTTGTACTACACAACATACTTCAGTTGTATCCAATCCAGACTCTCAATTAGGAACATTACAGGCTGATATTACAAATTGGGACAAGTTTGTTCCAGGTTTAGAATTTGAAAACAGTTGGCAAGGTGATGAAAGATATCAACCAGGTGACTTTGTTACTTACGGTGGTAATCAATATGTTGCAAATCAAAACGTATATGGTGAACTTCCTCCGTCAAGTGCAAAATGGGATCTTGTAACTTCAGGATTTAATTTAAGAGGTGACTGGGGTGCAGATTCAACAAATGAAGAATATAGAATCGGTGATGTTGTAAGACTAGGTGGTTACACTTATGTTGCAACAGCTAACAGCACAGGACAGCGTCCACCAAATACAACTTATTGGGGAAGATTAAACCAAGGTATTGAATGGAAAGACACATGGGCAACTGCAACACTTTATGATGCAGGTGATGCCGTGCGTTACGGTTTAATAAGTTATGTTTGTGTGTTAGCACATACTTCGGATACTCCAAAAAGACCAGACAATGATACTTCAGGAACTTATTGGAAAAACTTGGCATCAGGTGCTGAGGAAAGTTCAATTACTACACAGGGTGATTTACTCTACTACGGTGGATCAGGTCCGACTAGATTACCAATCGGTAAGGAAGGTCAAGTATTAAGCGTAAGTGCAGGCGGTTTACCAGAATGGAAAGACTTTGGTTCTACACCAGATGTTTATTACGTTGGTACAAATGGTGCCGATAATGCTTATCCAACAAACGGTGCAACATTAGATCGTCCTTGGAAAACAATTAGAGCGGCTTGTGAAGCAATCGAAGCCGGTGCAAGAAATCCTAATGCTGGTTACTTGTTAAAAGTAAACAGAAGATTTATTGCATACGAAACGGCAAAATGGGCAAAAAGACAAATTATTACACAAACTTCACCGTTCTTTATTGGATTTAGTTTTAATGAAGCGAAGTTTGAAAGACTAGCGGCATTTGCCATTGATGCATTAATTATCGATCTTACAAAAGGTGGAAACAGAGAAACACGTAGAGTTGCTCAAGCAATGAAAGATAATGTAAGTGGTGATTACTTTGACACAGGTTCAGAATCGCAAAACGTTGCGGCACTTAACTTTGTAATTAGTATTGCAACAGATGTTATTAATAGTGCAACACCGTCAGCAGACTATCAAGCACTTGATGGTGTAGCTTCAGGTGATAGATATTTTCAAATTAAAGATGCAACTAACTATCCAGCAGAATCGGGTGCTGTTGCAGAAATAACAGCTAACATGGTTTTAATTACTTCAGCTGTTTCACTAGGTGCAGGTTACACTATTCCAGCAGAAATATTTAAGCATACAATTATCTTTGTAAAAACTGGAGAGTATAAGGAAGTACTTCCTATTAGAGTTCCAGAAAGATGTGCAGTACAGGGTGACGAACTACGTTCCACTAAGGTATTACCAGCAGGACAGTTAACTACTGATTCAAATGATACAACATACAGCAAAGCTGGTATACTGCATATGAAATCAATAATTGATAACATTGTTGAAGGTGCTACAGTAACAGCTCAAACAGGTAATGCATTATCACAGAATCAAACTAAACCATTTAGTACAACAGCAGTAGGTGATATACTTGAAGAATTATGTCAAGAATTACACGATAAAATAAACTTTGAAATTAGTGGTGCTTCAGGTGATTCAACAGCACCTTTGTTTAGAGGAAATAACACAAGAGTTGACGATTTAGATAAAATGTCAGCTATTAGATTATTAGAATTAAACAAAGATTTTATAGCACGTGATGTTACAAAATATATTACTGTAAACTATCCGTCATATAGTTTTGATAGTGTGGCATGTGAAAGAGATGTAAGAGCTTATATAAATGGATTTATTTACGATTTAATTTACCCAGGAAATTATCAAACACTTATGAACGGTATGTACTATGCCAACTCTGCAAGATCAGGTGGATCTATATTAGAAAACATGTTCTTGTTTAGAGATGCAACAGGTTTAAGAAATATGACTGTAAGTGGATTAACTGGTACATTGAGTTCAGCAAATGCATACGGAACCAAGCGTCCAACAGCAGGTGCTTATGCATCTTTGGATCCAGGATGGGGTCCAGATGACACAAGAACTTGGATTACTACACGTTCTCCATATGTACAAGGTGTAACCACATTTGGTACAGCTTGTGTAGGTTTAAAAATTGATGGAAACATACACAATGGTGGTAACGATTCGATCGTTGCAAACGACTTTACACAGGTATTAAGTGATGGTATTGGTGCTTGGGTTACAAACTTAGGTAGAGCAGAACTTGTTTCTGTGTTCTCATACTATGGACACATTGGATATCTTGCAGAAAACGGTGGTAAGATTAGAGGTACAAACGGTAACTGTTCATACGGTGACAAAGGTGCTGTATCAGAATTTATTGATGTTACAGAAGTGCCAATTACAGGTGGTGTAGACAATAGAAAATCAGAAGCTCAAATTGGTAGAGCATTAACTGATGGTAGTGCAATTATTCACTTTGAATATACTAACGCAGGTAATAATTATACCAACTCATCTTACACAATAACTGGTAACGGTTATGGTGCGGTTATTTCAGGTGGTAACTATGTCAACAATGGTATCTTTGAAGTTAGACTTAGAAATCCAGATGATGGTTCAACATTTAACGAAACAGATGTTAACCAAGATGGTTCATTAAACGATCCAGATACGATTGGTGGTAGAGGATATGTTTCAAGTGAAAATACTGCACAGGGTGGTAATGCTACTACTATTACATTATCAAACACTGAAACTGCTAACAGCACAAAATACGTAGGTATGAGAGTTGTAATTACAGCAGGTACAGGTGCTGGACAGTATGCACAAATCACAAGTTACAATCCAGGAACAAAAGTTGCAAACGTGGCAAAAGAATCAGATGGTACAGCTGGTTGGGATAACTGGCACCATAGTAATGCAGTGCAAAACACACTAGATGCAACAACAACATACTCAATAGAACCAAGAGTTTACTTTACTGGTGGAGGCGGAACAGGAGCTCAAGTTAGAGCAAAAGTTTCATCAGGAAGAATTACACAATTCTTTATTATTAATCCAGGTAGTGGTTATACACAAACTCCAGCAATGACTATTGTAGACCCTAATGAAACTATTGAAGCACCATTCCAAATAAGAATAGGTAACGGTGTACTTGCACAACCTACTTGGAGTGCAAGAGGTACTGATTTCGAAACTGCAGGTGGTTCTGTAAGTGGAGATGGATACGGGGATATTTTCCAATCTGAAAAATTCTTAAATGTTTATGGTTTAACAGATCAACCAGAACCAGGAGCAAACTTAGAAATTGCTGGAGACAGTAGATTCTTTAAAATTGTTTTTGTAAGAGAATTGACAGGTAGTGCAGGAAACTATGCCGCAAACTTACAAGTTTCACCAAACTTAGGAGTTGAAACAGCTCCAGTGCATGGTGCAAACTTAACAATAAGAAAGAGATTTAGTCAAGTCAGATTAACAGGACATGACTTCCTTGATATTGGTACAGGTAACTTTGCTAACACTAACTATCCGGGAACTCCTTCAATACCAGCAGACGCGAATGACGAAATAACAGAATCCGGTGGAGGTAGAATATTCTACACATCAACAGACCAAGATGGTAACTTTAGAGTTGGTAGATTGTTTAACGTTGAACAGTCAACTGGATCGGCGAGCTTGAATACAAGTGCATTCAGCCTAGCAGGACTACAAGAACTTACGCTAGGTGCAGTTGGACTTGGTCAAGGTGGAGCAACTATTAATGAATTTAGTACCGACGGTACGTTTAGTGCAAATTCAGATAACGTAGTTCCGACACAGGCGGCTATTATAACTTACATCAATTCACAAATTGGTGGAGGTTCAAGTAGTCTAAACGTTAACGCGGTGACGGCTGGTAAGATCAACCTAACCGGTAACACAATCAGTACAACAGATAATTCACCAATTACTGTAAATACAGGAATGAATTTTAATGGTGGTGTAGCAGGAACTCCTGTTGCATTTTCGTACTTTTTGACGAGCAAAACATAATGGCTAAATATAACTATAGGAGTGAAAAATGGCATCAGGAATATTAGGATCAACAGATCTTTCAGCAAACAGCGATACCAGTGTCTACACAGTTCCGTCTAGTACTTATAGTGTTGTAACGGTGTCTGTATGTAACAGACATGCTACCAATACAGCAAATATAAGACTTGCAATTGGTACAAGTGGAACACCAGGTGCGGCTGATTACATTGAGTACGACGTTGCAGTTGGACCCAACGGTGTGTTAGAAAGAACAGGTATTGTCGCACAAGCGGCGAGGCAGGTTATTGTTAGATCATCCCAAGCATCTGTAACAGCAGTTGTGATGGGAATTGAAACAGCAGTACCGGCATAAATTAAAGGATAGGAAAAAATGGGAAGAAGAATTTCAGTAGGTTCACCAGGTTTAACTATACCTTATGGGACGACGGCACAAAGAATTGCTGGAGCAGGTGACGGAGCACTAAGATACAACACAGATACAACCGTGTTGGAACTTTACAGTACTTCACAAAGTGCCTGGTTACCAGTTGGTACTTTGAGTGCTAAGACAGTAAGTACAACATACTCAGCTAATTCAGGAGAACAGTTGTTCGTTGATACAAATGGTGGAGGATTTACTATTACACTTCCAGGTAGCCCAGCTACAGGAGATGTAATTAGATTTTACGATTTACGTAAGACTTTTGACAGTAACAACTTAACCATTGCTAGAAATGGAAGACTAATTCAAGGAGATGCGGCTAATATGACTGTTAACTCAGAAGGTGCGGCGTTTGACTTGGTATATTCTGGTAACAGTTACGGTTGGCGTATCTTTACTGTATAATATTGTTGGAGAAGGAACCAAATGGCAACATATTCAAGTTATAAAAAGGTGACATCGGATGCTATACCGACCGATACTATAACGGCGGAAAAGTTGGCTCCGGGTGCTGGTTCATGTAAAAGAGTACGATGGATTTATCACCCTAGAGGAATGCAATGTCACGAATGTTCAAGTGCAGGAAACTGTTGTGGACAAGCATGTGGGTATTGTTGTTACTGGTGTGTTCCAGACAATGTATACAAAGTAACCTTTGAAATTTGGTCCGGAGGTGGAGGAGGCCCAGGTCACACTTGTTGTAACTGTTGTTCTTTCTCAGTCGGTGGACACGGAGGCGGTTATGCTTCCAAAACTATTAATACTAATCCTAATTGTAAGTATACGGTATGTGCAGGAGGCAGTTGGCCTTGTGATAAATCACACACTTGCTCAGCAGGTATGGGATGCCGTTCTTATGTGAATGGACACAACTTATCTAACTTTTGTGTTGTAGGTGGCTGTCCAGGTTGGATGTGTAATGGAGATGCATGGGGTCAAAGACATTTAACTAGTCTTTGTGCATCATGTAATATATGTGGAATTTTTGGTGCAGATTTTGGATTTGGTGGATCACCAGGTTTCAAAGCTGGAACCACTACTTGTAGATGTCACGGACAAACTTCTTGGTCTGGAGCAGGTGCAGGTATAGGAAAATATATGCAAACAAGTACCAATGAGGCTTGGTGTGCCTGTGGATGTCATATTAATTGGCCTTCAGGTGGAGGAACTCCTGGTACTAGTTCATATTGTGGAAATTGGGCCAAGTGTTGTGCTGGTGGATCAGGACAAGGCGGCTCAGGAATTGTAAAGATATCATACGTATAGGAAATAAAGATGGCAACATACGCAAGTTATAAAACACTAACATCAGAAAACTTTAACGATGGCAGTATTACTGCATCTAAGTTAGGTGCTGGTGCAGGCCATCAATATTATACAAAATGGATTTATAACGAAAGAGGACTGGCATGTCATCACTGTGCTGACAACGGTAACTGTTGTCAACAAGCAAATGGTAAATGTTGTTATTGGACTGTACCATCGAATGTTAATAAAGTTACGTTTGAAATTTGGTCAGGTGGTGGTGCAGGAGCAGGCGGAACATGCTGTAACTGTTGTAAACACTCAGCAGGTGGATCAGGTGGAAACTACGGTGTAAAAACTATCACTACATCAGCCGGTTGTGCATATACCATATGTGCTGGCGGAACATGGCCTTGCAGTAAATCACATACTTGTGGAGCTAGTATGGGATGTCGTTCTTACGTAAATGGACACAACTTATCTAACTTCTGTGTAACTGGTGGTTGCTCGGGTTGGATGTGTAACGGAGATGCATGGGGACCAAGACATACACAGACCTGTGCTAACTGTTTAATTTGTGGAATATTTGGAGCAGATTTTGGAATAATGGGATCAACTGGAGTTTCAGGTGGTCATGGAGGATGTCAATGTAAATCAGCAGACTGGATGCAAACTGGTGTTGCACCGTTTGTAGGTAAAATGGGTGTACACGCACACGCAGAAGCATGGTGTGGTTGTGCATGTTATACCAACTGGCCATCTGGTGGTGGAATGACAGGAACAAGTTCTTATTGTGGAAACTGGGCAAGTTGTTGTGCAGGTGGCAATATGGGCGGTTCTGGAATAGTAAAGATAACATACGCATAGGGAAATAGAATGGCAACATACGCAAGTTATAAAAAAGTAGCAACAGATTCGATAGTAGACGGTTCTCTTACTGCTGATGATTTGGCACCAGGTGCTGGTCACAGTATGGGTGTACAATGGATCTATAACGAAAGAGGTTTTAGATGTCATATGTGTGCAAGACAATCTGGTTGTTGTGAACAAGCAAATGGTAAATGTTGTTATTGGTGTGTACCAACTGGTGTATCAACTGTTCAATTTGAAATTTGGTCAGGTGGCGGCGGTGGAGCAGGAATGACTTGCTGTAACTGTTGTTCATTTACTACAGGAGGTGGTGGTGGTAACTATGCATCTAAAACAATTTCTACCTCGCCAAACTGTAAATATTCAGTTTGTGCAGGAGGTTCATGGCCTTGTGGTAAATCACATGGTTGCGTACCTGGCATGGGTTGTAAAAGTTATGTTAACGGACACAATCTAAGCAACTTCTGTACAACAGGTGGTTGTTCGGGTTGGATGTGTAATGGTGATGCTTGGGGTCCAAGACACTCACATTCATGTTCAAACTGTAATATTTGTGGAATATTTGGAGCAGATTTCGGAATGATGGGATCATCAGGATGGGAACCAGGACATGGCGGATGTCACTGTTGGTATACATATTCAGGAACAGGATCTGCACCACAATTTGGTAGAATGCAGGTGGGTGTAACCAACGTTGCATGGTGTTCATGTGGATGCCACATTGATTGGCCAGCTGGTGGCGGACAATCAGGTGTAAGTTCATACTGCGGAAACTGGGCTAAATGTTGCGGTGGTGGATCAGGACAGGGTGGTTCTGGTGTTGTAAGAATAACTTTCATGTAAAGATGATAAATACTTATAGGAGCATATAAGCAATGAGAAAAATAGAAAAAACATTTCAGTATCCAATTTGGGATGAATGGAGAAAAAATAGTTTTACTCAGGGTAGAACTGGAACTTTCACATACAAAGGTCCTGAGTTCCTAACTTTTGAAATCAACAGTGATAAAAGCAGTGAAGATTATGGAACAGAAACTGGATGGTGCATGTGGGAAAAACGTGATCTAGAAAGACCAGCAGGTGCTGATGTCACTAGAATTACTGTAGATTGTAAAGAAAATCCATTGCTCTGTGAAATTGGCAATGACGACGGACGAGAAGATATGGTAGAATTCCGTAGAGGTCGTGAATGGAAAATTTTATGGGACGCTCCAGATGGTTATATGGACGTAGAATACACAGATGAACTTGAACCACGTGACGTATATGATGATCAAAATGTCACATATGATTTCGAAAAGGGCGAGTTTGTTATTGGTATTCATGATTGGACAGCTACCGGTTCTGATTTATCATTAACTTGGGCACAGGTTAGAGATACTAGAGATGCCGCGTTGCACGAAACAGATGCAAAAGTTGGAATGACAGATGCTCCTGAATCAATACAAACAGCGTGGAAAGAATACAGACAAAGATTAAGAGATTTACCAGCTGTTATGGAAGCAAAGGGCTATGAACCTTGGCAAGCAGTACAGATGTTTCCTGTTATGCCTAAGGACATGAGAGAGCCTGATGAAGCATCAGATCCAAATGATCCATATAGAGATGGTGCATTTGCTGTTGATGTGGCTGTCGCCGCACAAAAAGCCGCAGGCAAGAAATAATTTTCATTACAATTTAAAAAGCCAGTATTACCTATCACCTTGACTACTACTCCATAAATATTTGCATATTAGGAGCAATATTGTGTCAAGAAAAAAAGCATATTTTATGAACGGTGGTGCAGGTAGAACAGTAGCTAGTATTCCTGCTTTTGAAAAGTTATATGAAAAAGACAAAGATTTTATAATTGTTTGTGAAGGAGGTATGGAATTTTATAAAGGCCATCCTCAATTACATGAACTAGCATACGATCATTGGCACAAAAATTTATTTAAGGACTACATTAAAGATAGAGACTGTATTACTCCTGAACCTTATAGAGTTTGGGAATACTACAATCAAAAATGTAGTCTAGCTCAAGCATTTGATATTGCAATTAATAATGAAGGACTACGTGAAGTACCAGATCCTAAAATATATATGAATAAGCATGAACTTGTTCAAGGATACAAAATGGTAGAAGAAATTAAATCAGTGACAGGTAAAGATAAAGTCTTGGTTTTCCAGCCATTTGGTAGGACAGCGGAAAATATGGGCGACTTTATTATAGATGGTTCCTCAAGAAGTTTTCATTTAAATGATGTGATTAGGATTTGTAAAGACTTAAGAGATGATTATGCAATTATAATCATGTCTGAATTTCCAGTAACCATAGAAGAAAATTCCAAAGTGCCAGTAGCAGTACCACAAGTACCTGATGTAAGAGTTTGGTCAAGTGTAATACAAATTGCAGATCACTTTTTAGGTTGTGATAGTTTGGGTCAACACATGGCAAAAGCACTTGGAACTACGTGTACCAGTGTAATTGGTAGTACATATCCTATTAATATTTCTTATCCTAATTCTCCAGACTTTGATATAATTGACCTAGGTGAAGGTAAAAGGAAATTTAGTCCTATTAGATTAACAATGGAAGATGAAATTGAAAGATATAACGATGAAGTTATGGAGTTAAATGATGAAAGTTTTAAAAAAATTGTATCAAGTGTGCGTAAACGTCTTGGTAAGCCTAGGAGTTATCAAGGAACGTATAAACCACAAGAGCAACAAGGAGAAGTCTGCCCGACGCATGGGGTTGTCCACAAAAATGATGCAGGAGTAACACACGCAAAACAACCTGCACAGATTTTAGGAAGGACAGGAAAGTGAAACTAAATCCACAACAAGAACGTAATGTATTAAATGAGTTAGAAGAATCATATCAATACCATGTTAACACTGGCGGGTTCAGTGAACCTACACGAGTGAAAGGCTCTGACAAATTAGAGACTTGGGTTATTACAGAAAACTTTTATCCTGGATGGGAGAAGTTTCTAAAGTTATTTGACGATAAAATATATGATACTAAAAAAGATAAACTTATGGATTATGTATTTTACACACAGGGTGAAATGGAATATCCAGAAGCAGTTGATCCTGAATTAGACTTTCAAAAATTTATTAAAAAATGTTTAATTGAAAGTGAATTACCAATTACTATGGGTAAATGTTTAAAAGCATGGGGATTAAAATATCCGCCAGGTTCTTATAGTGGTATGCATTGTCATCAGCCAGGCAGACAGTTATCAGTTGTAATGTTTTTAGATGATGTAATGGTATCAGAACAATATCCGTTAGCAGGATCATTGGTAACACTACAGCCGTTTGAGCATGAAATTAATCATGTTCGTGTAAGACCAACACCGGGTGGTGTTGTTATTATGGACGGACGAGTATTTCACGGAACATATCCTACACTAAACAACCGTAGGGTATTTGTTTGTGATTTCAGTTATGAGGTAAATTAATTAGGAGAATAAATCTATGACACAATGGATTGGTGCAATTACAAGAGGCCACAATGGTGGAGCAGTTTTATTGAAAGATGGTGAAATAGTTTTTGCAATTGAAGAAGAACGTCTAACTAGAAAGAAATATGACGGAGGACCGTTAGCCGCAATGACTAAATTCCTTGATTATACGGACAAATTAGATTATCTAGTGGTAGCTCATACACAACCTTTGGCCGATTCTAGCAGAATTGACTTTAGTGGCGGCGATATGTACACTGGTCTAGCAAGGAAACTTGGCCTCATTGATAGGTCAGACTCAGCATACGCGAGTGAATTTGAACACAGGCAGGTAATAGACATGAGTGATATACACCATAAGCTACATGCCGCTTGTGCTTTTTATAGATCGGGATTTGATTCAGCTACAGCTTTGGTGGTCGACGGTGCAGGAACATTCATTCCTATGAATATTAATACAGGTAGGTTCCAAGATGAAACTATGACTTGGGAATGTGAAAGCATTTTTTCATGTAACTATCCAGATGATTTTAAGACATTATATAAACACCAAGGTGGTAATGGTCCATACCCAGGTACAAAGATTGATCAAATACCTTCAGATAGAGAGCGTGAAGAAGGATATCATGAACTTGTATTGGATGATACAGCTGGAATAGTCAAAGCGTATGAGGCAGTTACACAATATTGCGGATTTCAACCAATTGAAGCTGGAAAAACCATGGGGTTAAGCCCATATGGTAAACCTTGTGATAAATTTCCACCAATTTATACAGACGGTGGCGGCGGAAAATGGAGATCTGCTGATAAAAACTTTATCATTCCTACGTATCCTAATGCCGCCCTAGTAAATGAGTCAAAATATTCATATCTAGAGACAACAGAAGACCAACATCATAGCAGAGTAGACATGACTACGCTAGAAAATAGAAGAAATCTTGCATACGCTGTTCAAAAAGAATCACAAGAAGAAGTTTTGAGGTTGATTTTCAAAGCAGTTGAAATGACTGGCAATAAAAATGTAGTTTTGAGCGGAGGATATGCTCTTAATTGTGTAGCAAACTATTTTTTCCTTGATGCACTTAACAAAGAAGATATAAAACTTTACGTAGAACCAGTAAGTAACGATGCAGGTACGGCAATAGGTGCGGCTATGTTACAATATCATCAAACTACAAAAGATCGAAAAGTAAGACCTTACGCAGAAACAATATACGAAGGTTTTGAATATCATTATTCATTAAATGACATATCAGCCATTGCAGAAAAGTATGGAGCAAATGTTGTTGATGCAGATAATAAGAGTGTTGTAGATTTATTAACAACAAAGAATATTGTAACTATATTTCAAGGAAGATCAGAAAACGGTCCAAGAGCATTAGGTAACAGAAGTATTTTATTTGATCCTACACACGAAGATGGTAAGGATTTTGTCAATAAAGTTAAAAGAAGAGAATACTTTAGGCCGTTCGCTGGTTCAATCTTGCTTGAACATGCTCATGACTGGTTTGATATGAAGGATATGGAGCAGTCACCCCATATGATGTATGCAATGGATTGCCAAGAAGGAGTAGCAGAAAAGATTCCTAGTATAATTCATATAGACGGAACTTGTAGAATACAAACTGTAACCAGAGAACAAAACAAAAATTACTATGATCTGATCGAAGAATTTTATAAAAAAACAAACATACCAATTATTTTCAATACAAGTTTTAATCTTGCAGGTGAACCATTGGTTGAAACACTAGATGATGCGATAAGAACTTTGTACAATAGTGAAATGGAGTACTGTTATCTACCCGAGTATGGTAAATTAATAGAAATGAAGAATTAATGTTACAAAATCTATATGCTATACCTGTTTATAAAACTAAATTACCTGAACACGAAAAAGTACAGAAGGATTTTGAAGATATAATCAAAAAAGATGAGTATTTTGAAAATGTTTCATCTTGGTATAGCAATGTAGATACTACATTCGGCAACCCCGAAGCCAATCAATTACCATTCAATGAATTTATCAAGAATGCAATCATAGTTCTTAACAAATACATTACACATTTCAATATAGATGCACCACTAAGATACGGAGTTGAGTGTTGGCTCAATAGATATAAGAAAGATTGTTACCAAGAAGTTCATAATCATGCCGGCCGTAGTGTTTTCAGTTGTGCATACATGATGAACACTCCAAAAGATAGTGGAAATTTTGTGTTTTATAAAAACACATATGATGACTTACATGCGAGCGGCTTACCGGTATTATCAAGCAAACCATTTCAATACAATAACAGAATAACACCTCCATTAGATGAAGGTGATATCATATTTTTTCCAAGTACATTAGAACATTATGTCACAGGAAACAAAACAAACAACCATAGAGCTACAATTAGTGCAAATTTTATTCTGGAGTTAAAAGAAAATGAAGAAAAATAGCATAGATGAATATGAAGCATTTGAAATAAACCCAGGGTATTCAACATTCGTTGAAACATTCAAACCTGGCAACGAGAAAAATAAAGATAAATGGGTAAAAGTTGTTATTGTTGATGACTTTTATAAAAATCCTGCAATGGTCAGACAACTAGCATTAGATATTCCTGCATCACAAAATAAAAGAATACGCGGGGGTAATCCAGCATTAAGAATAAATGCATTTTATGATCTTTCTCCTATGGCTTGGGTGTTTGATCAATTAATAAGAACACACTTTCACGAAGAAGCCAGCCAACTTCCTTTAAACTATCTTGAACAAAGTTTTACAAATGCAACATTCATGGTAAATGTAATGCAAACTAAGACATTGCCACCCATTGGACCACACATGGACAGTCCATCAGGACTTAATTTTGCAAGTACGATATATCTAAACGATCCTAACGAGTCAAACGGCGGAACTAGCTTCTATACCTTTGGTGGAAAAACCAAGTATGACGATACTATGCCTAAAGGAACATATGATGTAGAGGGAAAAATGCCAATTCTTAAATATATCAATGATGATATTCATGATTGGAGAAAGATCGGTATGGCACCTATGAAGTTTAACAGAATGGTATTGTATAAACAAGAAGTATTGCATACTGCATACGTAAAAGAGGGTATGTTTGTTGAGGACAATTATAGACTCAACCAACAATTTTTTATATAGGAGACATTATGGAAAATGATTTTAATGGAATAGAAGAATATAAGCATTGCTTTCCTTTAGACTATTGCAAAAAACTTATAGAAACTTTTGAACAACGTGCAAGTATGCAGTTAACTGAACATCAAACTGGTTTTAAGAATCAAGATGAAAGAATCTTTATGGACATGGCAAATCATAACAACATGTTTCATGTTGATGCAGACTTGTGTAAGTTTTTTTATCAAACTGTAATGACGACATACGAAGAGAAGTATAGAAAAAAATATGATAGCTTAGGAGCAGTTGTGCAACACTCTCCCAAAGGAATGAGCATTCAAAAAACAAGACCACACCAAGGATACCATGCTTGGCATTGTGAGAATGCAGATTTATGCACATCTTCAAGGTTAATGGCATATACTTTATACCTTAATACAGTTGAAGAAGGCGGAGAGACAGAATTTTTGTACCAAGGTGTAAAAATAAAACCTGAACCAGGTAAATTAGCAATATTTCCAGCGTACTATACGCACCCTCATAGGGGAAATCCAATATACAAAGGCATAAAATATATTGTATCTGGTTGGTATACTTTTGATGAATAGGAGATTACAATGAGATTACTAATAGCAGTATTAGTTTTATTTACAACGGTAGCTGTAATCACAGATACAAGAGCTAGTGCAGGCGAATGGCAAGAAAAACCTGTGATGTGTGGTGACGAATTTGAAGTTTTTGGACTTATGGGTGAAAAAGATGAACAACTATTATTTACAGGTGACATAATTATAAAACCTAGAGACCCTGATGAAGCAAATGGATTATCAAACACACCAGCTATATTACCATTAGCTGTTTATGTGAATCTTGACACTAAAACATTTACTATTGTAGAACGTCATGGCGATCCATATAACACATATTGTATTATCGGCTTTGGTCAAGGCTTTACATTTCCTGACTATGGAGTAATTAAGTGAAAATTTGCGTTGTAGGTGGAGGCACAGCAGGATTTGTATCAGCATTAACGCTGAAGGCATCCTTTCCGACATACACAGTTGACATAATAAAAAGTTCTAATATACCAACCATTGGGGTTGGAGAAGGATCTACAGAGCATTGGTCACGATTTATGGATTTTGTTGGTATACAGGCAGGAGAAATGATTAGAGAATGTGATGCAACATTTAAAACAGGTATCATGTTTAAGGATTGGGGTGGGAGAGATTACTTACAAAATGTTCATTCGCATTATTCTGCAGATAGAAACGGTTTTCCTATTGTATATTCAAAACTGATGAGTGAAAATGTTGATCCAAGAAAACTTACTGGCGATTACCTATGGGATAACAAAACACCTTTTATGAAATTTATTGAAGAGAGACCAAATGAAACTGGTGTGTCTCAATATCACTTTAATACAAGTAAGCTAAATGATTATTTGACAAAAAAGTCTAAAGAAATGGGTTGTGAGATAATTGATGATGATGTAGAACCAATTTGGTCAACGGAAATAAAATATTTAAAAGGTCAAAAGCAGGATTACCACTATGACTTTTACATTGATTGTACAGGATTCAAAAGACTTTTAATTAGTAAACTAGGAGCCAAATGGAAAAGCTATAGGCAATGGTTAAAGATGAAGGAAGCTATAGTATTTCCTACACCAGAAGAAGATGAAATACCAATTTGGACACTAGCACGAGCAATGGACTGTGGTTGGATGTTTAGAATTCCTGTATGGGGTAGAAAAGGTAACGGATACATCTATGATAGCGATTACATAAACGCTGATCAAGCCAAGGAAGAAGTAGAAAAATACTTAGGTCATGAAATAGAAGTTGCAAAAAATATACAATTTGATCCAGGAGCAATAGACAAACCTTGGATTGCAAATTGTTGTGCTATTGGTCTTAGTGCTAATTTTGTAGAACCTTTGGAGGCAAGTTCAATAGGTACAAGCATTAACCAATCATTCTTATTAGCTCAAAGACTTTCTAATTACAACCAAGCAACAATAGAATTGTATAACAAAGAGATTGATGCGATAATGGAAAACATAAGAGACTTTATAATATTGCACTACATAAGCCCTAGACGTGATACTAAATTTTGGCAAGACGTTGCAGAAATAGAACTTCCAGAAAGTTTAAAAAATAATTTAGCAATGTGGAAACACAGGCTACCAGTGTCAGACGATTTTGCAAATAAAACTTTGTTTAACGAATTCAATCATTCCTTAGTTTTACATGGCATGGATATCTTTGATAGAACAAGTTTACAAAAACAATATAACGATCTACACATAGATGCAAAACAATATGTAGAAAATATCATTCAAGAAAAAGAAACGTTTGATACAGTAAAGGCCATACCGCATAAAATGATGTTAGATTTATTGCGGAGGCTGGTGTGAGGATTTTTGCATTTGGTTGCAGTTTATCCCAATATTTTTTTCCTACTTGGGCTGACATATTAATCTTTCAACATAAAAATAATGGATACTATGGAGAGAACTGGGCAAGGAGTGGTGCAGGTAATCAATTTATTAGCACAAGATTATGGGAAGCCAACACAGTACATAAATTTAATGAATCTGATATCATATTATTACAATGGACAAGTATGTTCAGAGAAGATAGATATAATATAGGCAAGGGTTGGTGGACACCTGGTAATTTTAATTTTCAAGACGAGAAGGTTTTCAAAGATCCTATACACGCAGTCATGAGAGATTGTGCTTTGATAACTAGCACAACAAAAGCGTTAGAAACTTTAGGTTGTGAAGTTATTACTACAGGATTTAGAGATTGGCAAGAAGGTTGGACTGAACTTTCTACTGAATTTACTGACAGACAGTTTTTAGAATTAGCAGATGTAAGAGCTGTGTTGGAACAATACAAAGATGAACTAAAATTATCGACACCACCAATACTAAATGCTTTGAATTTTGGTTCAGATGATGAATTTTTTAAAAGCAGACCAACTAGCATTCCAAGTGCAGATGAAAAACTGAAACATTTAATTACTCCAGAAGTTCATCCCTTAACACACGAAGCCGCAAAATTTGTAGACGAACATGTAGAACAATTAAATGATCAAACTATAGATTTTGTTGAAGAATGGAAAGAAAAATTAAATAAAGACACCATACGACTTTACGAACTTGACTGGTTCAACAAAGATAAATGTGGTTGGTCAGATGATAGATGGAGACCATAATGTCAACACCTGTAATAGGATTAGATAGAGACGGAACTATTAATGTAGATGTTGGTGGATATGTCACTAAACCAGAACAATTCCAACCCATTGAAGGTAGTTTAGAAGCTGTAAAAATGATTAGAGATAAGGGATATGATGTTGTAATTTTGACTAACCAAGCAGGGATTCAAAAGGGTATTATGGATGCAGTTGATGTCGATATTGTGCATAACCATATGTTGACTTTACTAGGAGAAATAGGTTGTCACAGCATTAATGGATTGTATTACTCAACTACACCTTTTAAGGATGATCCTTATAGAAAACCTAATACAGGTATGTTTAAAAGAGCATCAGCCGAGGTAGGTGTTGACTGGACTAATGGATTATATGTTGGCGATAAAATATCAGATCTTAAAGCGGCTGTCAAGGCAAAGGCAAAACCAGTGCTTGTACGCACAGGATATGGTGAAGAAACTATAAAAAAACTTAATACTTTCGCTAATAAAGACCTTAAAAAACGCACTGACGTCTTTGATAATCTCAATAAGTTTGCCCATAGTTTAGTGGATCTGTCATAATTTATTATAGTTCTACATATCTGTTTATAAAGATAAATACAATATGGAGCATGTATAATGAATAAACAGCTGAATAATTTATTATCTAAAGGTCAAAACAACACCATAGAGCTATCAAACAGAAGTAGTTTTAGTTTCAAGGGCAACTGGATAGGAGTATATCCTAGCACAGTGATGGACAAATGGCATGTTGGTGATTTTAGTAGTGTTATCTACCAGATCACAGTTGAATTTGGATCTAATGAAAAAGAAATATTGCAACTTTCTGTAGTTGCAAGACCAGACAGAGCTGTTGCTACAATATTTGGAAGATCAAGCATAAATCAAGAACTAATTACTCTATCAGTTACGGTAGATGCTGGTTTATGTTACATAAACGTGACGCCTAATAGTGGATACGCAGGCGCTAAATTAATATTCCATGGTACTTACGCAAAAACTATAAATCAACTTGTTCCGCCGGCTATTGTCGCAGATACGTCTACAGAAGAGTCAAGTGGAATAAATACTTTTGATAGTTTAACAAGTACAATGGACAATACAACACTAACATTTGATAAGGGTTAAGAGATGGCAAAATCAGTATTAAACATAGGTTCAGCGGCAAACGACGGTACTGGTGACACACTGAGAGGTGGAGCAACCAAGATCAATGCAAATGCCGATGAGCTTTATAATAGCTTAGGCGATGGCACAAATTTAAAAGATATCGTCAATTCAAATTTGGAATTAGATATTCCAAACGATAACGCAAAAATAAACAAAGTAAGTTTTCATGCATCAACACTAAACCAAATGAATGCAATTAGCACAAGCACATATCACGGTGCAATGCTACATGTTCATGAAGGTGGTAGTGTATATGTAGCACATGCTGGAGCATGGCACAAGATGCTTTTGGATGCGAGTGGTGGAGCCATCACAAACTACACGGATCCATTAAAAAGTGTTGCTTATGTAGGAAACATAAATTCTTTATCAGACGTAGATACAACCAGTACTGCACCACAAACAGGAAATGTTTTAAAGTGGGACGGTGGTAAATGGGCACCAGGTACTGATGCTACCACAGGTGGGGCAGGTACAGATGCTGACACACTTGATGGACAAGATGGCTCATACTATCTTAACTATAATAATTTAAACAACAAACCTACTATTCCGTCTACGCTTTTAAATTTAAATATTTCAGACGGTACAAGTGGACAAGTTTTAAAAACAAACGGTAACGGTACATTTGAATTTACAACAGTAAGTGCAGGTGGTAATCAAAATGTGTTTAATACAGTAGATGGTGACACAGGAACAACCACTGCAAATTCTACTACAGATACATTAACTATTGCAGGTGGAGCCAACATATCAACGCAGATATCAGGCGATACAGTTACTATTGCATACACAGGTTCACCTAACTCAGGTGAAGAAAACCAAAACGCATTTACAAACGTTGCATCGGATTCAGGCACAGCAGTTGCAGATTCCAAAACAGATACTTTGACTATTGCAGGTGGTACAAATATTTCAACAGCAGTTGCGGGTGATACTGTTACTATTAATTACTCAGGTACAAATACTTTAGCAACCTTAACTGACACTGATACTACAGGTGCAATAGCAGGTAATGTGCTTGTATACAACGGAAGCAGTTGGGTAGATCATGGACAAACTGTTGATCAAATGGCTTATCCTGCCATCACAACTTTAACTGTTACAGCAGATTCTTTTAACGGGTACAAGTTTGATCAATATGGCAACACAGAAGATCCTACAATTTATGCCTTGGCAGGGGCAACTATTGCATTTAAGTTATCAGGTATAGGAAGTCATCCATTTTTAATTCACCT